TACAGACACAGATTTAGAAACACAATATGAATCAATTTCTACTGTCAGTGATGGTAGTACAGGTTGGTTTATCTTCTAATATTTATAATAGAATGTATCATCCAAATAACATAAAAGAAGAAACTCAGGTAATTTATCAAGATAGAGAAATTGACTTTAGAATTCTAGATAAAAGCCTAACAGATGATAAAGACAAATACAACCAAATAAAACATACTGATGGTCTTTTAAATTTAAGGGCTAATAAAAAATGTCATATTAGATTATATTCTTCTACAGCAGGTGTAAAAATAGATGGTCTAGCATTAGATCAAGTAAATCAAGCATTCTTATCAGGTACTACCCCTTTTGTAATCATTGAAAACTCAGGAAAATTTCTAACTGGAGTTGTAAATTATTTAACATTTGAATGTATTGAAGTAACAAACCAATCAGGTAATTCTACTTTAGAAGTTAAAGTAAGAATTAATGTATTACAAGAAAAAGCATTAGGACATTCATCAGGTATATCAGATTGGGCTCCTAATGTTTATTATGTGGTAAATAATGATATTATAGGCCCAGATAAAAGATTATACAATTGTATAGAATCACATACTTCTATATACCCATTTGATGAAACTAAATGGGAAAGACAAGGCAGCACAGATGATCAAGATGTTTCAGATTTTGAAGCAGGATTATTAGGAATATTTGATGATTTTAATGATGAATCACCATAAAATTCTACATATTATTTTAATATAACATCTAAAACTTGTTTTGATTTTTTTGCATATTTTTTGCAACTTTCTATTATTTTTTCATATTTATAACCGTACATAAATTATAAAGTACACTAATCAAATTACACAATTCTGTGTAATTAGTTTCCACATTAAGTTACATTTTTTTTTAATTAATAACACATAAAAACAATTATATTATTATGACATTATATGGTAGAATAGGTGCAGCTTCGGCAATGTTAATAGATCGATCAGCAAGAAGTACCTCAGAAAAAAAGAGACAAGAAACTGTTGCAATGGCAGACGCTTGGGCTTCTCATGAAGCAGATTACACAACAGCTAAAGAGGAACAATTAGCAGAAGAGTTAGATACTTACAATGACTTTTCAAGTCAAGTAAAAGAAGATCATAGTGCACATATGCAGCAATTGATGGATGAAGTATTAAACGTATCAGATGCAGCAACAGATGCTTTTATAGCGGCTGATATTGTTAATGATGCAACTTTAGCAAATTTAAAAACTGCAAACAGTGATGCTTGGGCAGCAATAGCAGCGGCTGAAGGATCATCTCAAGATTTTGTAGATGCAATCAACGAAGCATACGCAGGATAATCAAGAAACTTGATAATAAAATAAAATTAATAACATTTAAAATAATAAAAAATGGCAAGTAAATTAGAAGACATGGCAAATGCTCTTAAAGTAAAGACATTAGCCGATCATGGAGATCAAATTACTAGAATTGCTAACAAAAAAGCAAATGCAGTAGATGAGAAAGATTCAACAGTAGCAGCAGCAGAAGCAGGTTTAGTAGAATTAGCTGAAGCAGAAGCAACAGCTCAAACAGCAAGAGCAGATGCAGAAATAGCTAGAAAAGCAGCAAGAGCAACTAAATTAGCAGAACTTAAAACCCAAGAAATAGCGGATGAAGATATACAATCTTTACTAGAACTAACTAATAAAATTTCAGCTTATGAAACAAAATATGGTGTAGATTTAGCAGCATTAACCGCACTACATTCTAGTAATGAAACTGAATATTTAGCAGCAAGAGGAGGAGTTGAAGAATTCCAAGCTGGAGCAGATAATCCAAAACTTATTGCTAAAGCAATGTTTGAAGGAGGAGAAAAACAAGCAGCATTTGAACAAGCAGCAGGAGAAGCAGTAGCAAAAGAAGGCTATGAAGGATAATATTCTAACTTCAATATAAAATAAAATTAATAACATTTAAAATAATATAAAATGACAGAATTTAAACAAGTTGGTGATATCCTTTTTACTAAGGGCCAACAAATATACACAGCTAGAATAGCAGAATTAGAGGCTTTTTCTGCTGAACAAGCAGATAATAAATCATCTTATGATGAATTAGTATCTTCAGGTTCAGGTGAAATTAACGATGTAAATTCTTCAAGACAAGTAAGTCATGAAGGTGGAATGGCAGGTCAAAATGAAGCATACCAAAATCGAATTGATGCAATTGAGACTATAGTTGCTGAGGATAAAACATACTCATTCGCAGAAGCTAATACTTTATTAGCTGAAGAAAATGCAAGTTTAGCAGCAGCTATCACAACAGCAACTGATGAAGAAAATGCAAATTATCAAGCAGCACAAGATGCTTTTGGATTTGATAAAATTGAAGATGTTGAGGACTTACTCATGATGGCTTTAACAGGAGTAGAAGTAATACCAGTATTTGTTCCAGGTGAAGGTGAATTAGAAGAAATATTCCCAGAATATGGAGAAGGTGAAGAACCAATGCCAGAAGCACAAGTAGGTGGTGAATAATAATATTCTAACTTCAATATAAAATGATTAAATAGTTTTTTAACTATATAATAATCAAATAGGGGAACTTCGGTTCCCCTTTTTTTACCTTATTTTATCATATTTATACCATATTAATGTTTTTACCAAACAGGTCATATGAGTATATTATCAGAGTTAGGTACTATCATAGGAACTAAATTAAGCGAATTAAGAGCCTTAATTGATACTAAGTTAGAACCAACCACAGAACAAGACATAGAAATAACTGATTCAACTAAAGGGATTATATTACATTCTCCTTCAGGGAAAAGGTATAGAATCACTATAGATGATAATGGTGAATTCACTAAAGAAGAAATTATAGAGGATAATGGATAGCTTTGAGGGGATTGACTTTTCTTAATAAGAAGATAATATACTCACCCCTCTTAGCTTCCTTTAAAAAAAAATTTGATATCCTTATTTATTTAATGTATTTTGACAAAAACAATTAATATTTATAATCATGGAAAAAACAGTTTTATCACAAGAAGAGTTAACATCTCTAACAGAGTTACAAACACAACAGAACGATTTCGTACTTCAATTGGGACAAATAGAATACCAAATAAGTACATTAGAAAAATATAAACAAAACTTGAAACAAAACATAGAGAGTTTTGAAAGTAAGCAGGCGGAAGTAGGCAACCAAATTAAAGAAAAATACGGTGAAGGAACCGTAAATTTAGAAAGTGGTGAATTTATTAAATCTTAACTGCACTTTTAAGAACCTCTACAATATTTATAAACAAAATTAATTTTGTAGAAAATGGCAGAAGTATTATTATCCCCAGGTGTATTAGCTAATGAAAATGACAGTTCATTTCTTCAAGCACAACCTGTACAAGCTGGAGCAGCTATCTTAGGACCAACAGTTAAGGGTCCAGTAGGCATTCCAACATTAGTTACCACATATAGTGAGTATCAAAGAAAATTCGGAGCTGTAGTAGAAAGTGGAAGTGCACAATACACTTACTTTACATCAATCTCAGCTTATAATTATTTCCAACAAGGAGGTGATTCTTTACTTGTAACTAGAATAGTTAGTGGTTCTTATACCCCAGCAACAAGTACTAATACTGAAAATAATGTAGAAAGTGGAGTAATATCTACAGAGGCTGATGCTTTATTAAGTTCTTTAGCAAGTGTTACAGGATCAGCAGGATCTTACACAATATCAGGCTCATCTAGTGGTGCCGGAGTAGGATTTACAGCAAGTATTCAATTAACAGATGGAACTACAGTTTCTACTATATCAGCAACAAATGGAGGAAGTGGATATGTTGTAGGTGATATTATAACAATTCCATCGCAATCTCTAGGATACGCTTCAGCTGCTGTTGGTACAAATACAACAATCACATTAAATGCTGGTGATATAGTAAATCAAAGTGCATTTACTTTAGAAACACTTTCAGAAGGAACTGATCAAAATAGTACTTCAACTTTAGGAGCATCAGGGCAATTAGCAGATGGTACTGTAGATAATATTAGATGGGAAATTGTTTCTCCAAATACTGCTTCTGGAACATTTAGTTTATTAATTAGAAGAGGAGATGATATTACAACTTCTAAAACTATATTAGAAACTTGGGCTAATTTATCATTAGATCCAAATGCTTCAAATTATATTGAAAAAGTAATAGGAAATTCAACTCAAACAGTTACTGAAGATTCAGGAACAGGTGAATATTATGTTGCAAATGCAGGAACATATAACACTATAAGTAATTTTGTTAGAGTAAAATCAGTAACAGCAAAAACATTAAATTACTTTGATAATGCAGGAAATGCAAAATCAGAATTTACAGCTTCTATCCCATTAGCAGCATCAGGTACATTTGGAGGTGCTAGTGGTACCCCATTTGAAACAATAACAGGAACTTTTTATGAAAATATAGCAACAGATACTCAAGGATTAGTAGCTGATAATTATACAATTTCACTTAACTTATTAGCAAACCAAGATGACTACAAATATAATTTAATAGTAGCACCAGGTTTAACAAAACAAAGTCACTCATCTCCATTAACTACAATGGTAGATACTTCTCAACAAAGAGGAGATAATTTATCTGTTATAGATTTAAGAAATTATGGTTCTGAGATCAACCCAGTAGTGAATGGGGCATCATCAGTAGATTCATCATATGCAGCAACATATTGGCCATGGGTTCAAACAATTGATCCAGATTTAGGATCTCAAGTTTGGGTACCAGCTTCAACAATGATGCCAGGTGTATTTGCTTTTAATGACACAGCAGGAGAAGCATGGTTTGCACCAGCTGGTTTAAGTAGAGGTTCAATGAACACTGTATTAAGAGCAGAAAGAAAATTAACAAATGGTAATAGAGATACTTTATACCAAGCTAATGTAAATCCAATTGCTACATTCCCTAACGCAGGTGTAGTAGTATTTGGACAGAAAACATTACAAACAGCAGCATCAGCATTAGATAGAGTAAATGTTAGAAGGTTATTAATTGCCCTTAAAAACTACATTTCTCAAATCGCTGATAACTTAGTATTTGAACAAAACACAATAGCAACAAGAAATAACTTCTTAACACAAGTTAATCCATATTTAGCAAGTGTTCAACAAAGACAAGGATTATATGCTTTTAAAGTAGTAATGGATGATTCAAATAACACACCAGATGTTATTGATAGAAACCAAATGATAGGTCAAATTTATATTCAACCAACTAAAACAGCTGAATTTATCTACCTAGATTTTAACATATTACCAACTGGAGCAACTTTTCCAGCATAAAAATTAAAAAATTAAATATTTATAATTGAAAATAAATTAGAACAAAATGGCAGTACTAGATCCTAACGAAATATTCTTCACCGCGTTTGAACCGAAGCAAGCTAACAGATTCATCCTTTATATGGATGGTATACCAAGCTTTATTATTAAGGGGATAAGCGCAATTTCATTAACACAAGGTGAAGTTATATTAAACCACATCAACATCCTTAGAAAAGTTAAGGGTAAATCAGTATGGAATGATGTTACCATGACTTTATTTGATCCAATTACTCCATCAGGTGCTCAAGCCGTTATGGAATGGGTTCGTTTAGGACATGAATCAGTAACAGGTAGAGATGGTTATTCAGATTTCTATAAAAAAGATCTTACAGTAAATGTATTAGGACCTGTAGGTGATATCGTTTCAGAATGGATACTAAAAGGAGCATTTATTAAAGAAGCTACTTTCGGTGATTACAACTGGGATACAGAAAACGAAGCTAAACAAATCGAATTAACATTAGGATTAGATTACGCAGTATTAAATTTCTAAAAAAGAAACAAATATTTCTAGAGAGGAGCTTGGCTATGTCAAGCTCCTTTTTTATATTCATATTTATACTAAACAAGTTATTAACAAATAAAAGATTATGGCAGAATTTAAGTTTCCCTCGGAAGAGGTAGATTTACCCTCAAAAGGTTTAATTTATCCTGAAGGGCATCCTTTATCTAAAGGTAAAATAGAAATAAAATATATGACCGCTAAGGAAGAAGATATTTTAACCAATCAATCATACATTCAAAAAGGTACAGTTTTAGATAAATTAATTGAATCTTTAATTATAGATAAAGATATAAACTATAAAGACCTTATTTTAGGAGACAAAAACGCAGTTCTAATAGCTGCTCGTATTTTAGGATATGGTAAAAGTTATACATTTACTTTAAATGGTAAGAGTCATACAGTAGATTTATCAGAAGTAGATAATAAAAAGTTTGATGATTCATTAATATCAAAAGGTGAAAATAGTTTTTCATTTACTCTACCTCATAGTGGTAATAAAATTACATACAAAATTTTAACAGGTCACGATGATATTAAAATAGATCAAGAATTAAGGGGTCTTAAAAAAATAAATAAAGAGGCATCTCATGAATTAACAACAAGATTAAAACACATGATTACTTCAGTTAATGGAGATACTGAAAGAAAAACAGTAAGAGAATTTGTTGATAATTACTTATTAGCTATAGATGCTAGGTCCTTCAGAGAACATATCAGAAACACACAACCTGATGTTGATTTAGA